ACAATAGAACCAATTTTCTGGATTTGGTTCGTCACAATGTTGGCACTTAGGTTTAAGCACCAGAGACGACCATAGTCATAATCTTATCACCTTTTAATGCACAATGCGATATAGATATAACTTTATTATTAGTTGAATCCAAAGTAGCTATATAATCATATATATCTTTAGCTATGTCACCAGAACTTTGTGTCTTAGTTCCTGGTTTTGGATTGTGAATAAACACTTTTACATCTGTATTTGATGAATTGTAAACAGCCATTTCCTTTTCCTTATTTTAAATTCTTAGTAGATTTGGGGCAAACCCTTTATACGATCTGCCCCACAGCTCTACAAAACTGTTAACCTTTACAGGTTATTATTGTGTTGCATAAGCATCTGATGATGGCCACTTCTTAACTGTAACGTCTTTTAGATAAAGAACGTCAGCTGCTGAAGTGTCACTCAAAGTTGCTATGTAAGGGATTATCTGATCTCCACTATCAAAAGTAAAAGATGCTACTGATGCTGGTTCATCTAATGTACCTGCACCTGCTACAGCATTTACTACGAATCCGTAAGTAACGGCTCCGTCGTATCCTACATGGATTTTTAGTCTTAAGTTCTGACCGTCAACTGGAACACTTGCTCCTAAATCAGTCAATGTTGAAGTACCACTTGTATTTAACTCAGTCTGAGTTTCAAGATTAGTATCTCCCATATTTCCAAAAGCTGCAAAATCAGTATAAATACCATTTCCCGCTGAAGAACCTTTTAATATTGGAACGTGACCATCGTTGAAATCTTCAACTTTTCTCCAACCAATTGCAACGCAATCAAAATCAGTCCAATCTGGAGTGATAAATGTTGCATCGATATATCCAGAATGTGTACCAACGGTAATGCCATTGTTTCCGCCCATTGGGCCTCCACCTAATACCATTTCAATACCAACATCAGCCCCACCTGTTTCACAATCCATTTGGATATCTAAACCAGCTGAAGTTGTAGCTGTATCGGTAGCTGGAACGCTTCCGTCAACCTGTGGTGTTTTACCAGCTGCTGTGTATGCGCCTACTGATATAGCAGTTGCAGGATACCACTCGCCATTTGGCCCAGGGAATATCATGCCCCACTTGTCTTCAGTAGCCATTACACCGTCACCTGAATTACCAAGGTTTGTTACAATTGGATAAGCACAATCAATGTAATTCCATTTCAAGATTGTCGTTGAATGTTCTTTCTTTTGATAATCTCCACTGTTCTTATTTAATGAACTTGTATACATGTCTTATCCTCCTTAACTAAATTCTACTTGATAAAGAGCATGAGCTTCTGGAAGAGTTACCTCTAGACCAGCTTCAGTAAGGATCATATCCTTTCTTAAGTCTTCATCAGCATTTTGTACGTTAGTTAAAATTGCAGTGTCACGATTAAGTCCGTTACCGACCAATGGTCTATAAGATACTTTACTCATATCAATCATAGCCATAAGATCAGATGAAGTACCACGGAATAGTGGTTCTTTAACTAAGTGTAATGTACCATGAATTGTTTCGATTGTCATAACCTTATGACCAAAAGCACCTGCACGCTCTGACATATTCATGCGATGAGGTGATTGGTTTGGTTGTGTTGCAGAAGCGCTTAATGCTGCGTGAGCATTATGAGATAAACTTGCACTCAAGAATGAGTCTGAGCCAAGTTTATTAAAGAAGCTGATTACAGGTAAACCTGCAAGAACTAATTTATCGCTTGCTCCACCACGAGCTGGATCGAACATTACTTCCAAGTCTGAAAGCAATCTATCGTATGTTAGCTCAGATTCTGCTACACTTCTAAAATAAGGTGCGCCAGAAGTATAAGACAATGCAGTATCTCCTGTATTTACTGTAGCATTCTTTAGAATGTGTCCAACAATACCTTCTGTATACTGAATTGAGCTTACGCGAGCTCTTTGACCAAACAACATTGCACGCTCAATATCCACTTTATGCTCACGAAGTTTAAGAGCCCAAATGCGCTCCCATTCGTTTGCATAACCGCGATAGCGAGTTGCAATTGCTGTGTTTGACATTTCGGCTGCAGTCTTAAAGATCTGCGTATAGCCATAGTCGTCTTCTATTTCACTAGACCATGCGTCAGGTGAACCAGTTCCTTCCTGAAAGGATGTACCAACTACTTGACAATTATCATTGTCACTAATAGTCTTTGATGCATCAGTACTACCCGATAAAGCAACTACTTTACCAGTAAATGTAGTAGATGTACCAGCATCCGTTGGAGCTGAATCAATCCTAACCAAAGCCTGAGTATAACCACTTGCACCACTTACGGTATTAACCGCAAAAACCATTCCTTTTACAAGGAAATCTACTGATGCTCCGCCAGAAGATGTTCCACCTGTAGCACCATCAGCGTCAACTGTAAAGTTATAAGAACTTCCTGCCGAAACAGCATTCTCACTATTTACATTTGCAGCTATTTTAAAACTACGTGTAGTCCAATCAATCTTGGAACGATTTTCCAAAAATCTAAATACAGGATCATCCGTTGGTACTTTTGCAACTTTTGAAAGATATACAAAAAACGGTGATTCCTCGGGTGCTAATTCAGCAACCCTATCTGAAAAATCGTATAATCTGCGGCGGTCAGGCGCTTGCCCGACACCAGCACTGGTAGCAGCAGCTGTGATATCATAACTGGATTTTACTCCACTTGTAACAGCCATTTGTGTTACCTCCTATTTGATTATATTAATTAGGGAATTCTCCCTGCTTGCCCTGCTTGCAAAATTCTATCCCAAGCCGAATCTTGTTCATTCTTTCTTGGTGGTTCGCCACCTTGAAGAATACCAGCCGTCCTAGGAGCGCTTTGAGTATTTTTAACTGCTTCCATATTAGGAGAAACGTTATCGGTTCCTTTATTGTAATACTTACGATATACATCAATTAAAAGATCAATTGGTAACTGATCTCTTGGTGTTGTCGCAAATTCAATAAAATCATTGATATCCTTTTCATCCTGCATATTGTAGCTATTAGTTAACTCGCTACGCAAATTCTGCAACGCTACTTGACCTTGGAGTTCAGACATATGTTTTCCAACAGCCTCATCCACCAAAGCCTTTTCCTGAGTCATTCTCATTTTATACGAAGGAGACTCAGGCTTATAATAGGCCTCCCATGGGTCAAAAGATGATTCGTCGACTGTGTCGCTATCATCCTGTTCGCGTATAGTTTCTTGGGTATTACGACCTTCAAGCTTTTCCTTTATTGCCTCAACTACATCTGGTCTTGATTCAAGAACATTTTGTAATTCAGACATCGGTTGTAGCTTTTCATAATCGCTTTGAAGTCTATCATAGTCAGCTTTTTGCTTATCATACATAGACTGAAACTTACGAGTTTCATTTTCCCAATCAGTACCGTAGTCGATTTGACCGTCATCACCTTCTTTAGTAATTAAATTAGGTGGTCTTTTATTACCTTCCTCTACTACAGCATCTTGCACACTTGGTAATTCAGACGCTAATTCAACATCAGGCATAGACTGATCTAAGCCTTCTCTTGTATTTTTGCCAGTATTTACCGCTGGTGCTTCAACTACACTTTCTTGCACTTGTTCTTCCATATAACCTCCTTTAGATTTCTTCATTAACTCAGGACACCCTTAGATATCCTGAAGAAGCATAACCTATGATTATTTATTTTTGTGCGTTCCCCTTCTTTGAGGAACTCCCTTTATTCGCCTTTTGTACAGCTAACGCAGCTTCAGCACGAACATCCGCTTTGTCAATCACTTTTTCTAGTTCACCGAGTTTTGCTTTTTCCTTATATTTCGCCTCAGACATAACCTCGCTTAAATCAGATTTGAATTTCTCAGTGATAACCTGCTTCTTAGCATGAACCGCCTCGCGGTCTGCTGTCTGCAAGTCACCAGAGAGTTCTTTTATCTGACCTTCTAGTTGTTGTATATATGACTGCATTTGCGCCATCATACCTTTGCGTTGCAATACACCTTCTTTGTCGTAGATCTCCGTTTTCTTTAAGACCTCGACATCATCTACCAATCCTAACTTATATCT